ACAGCACTATGACGCAGCGAGAGCTGGCTGCTGCTCATGGTATTAATGCATCAACGCTGATGGCCCGCGCCAACAAAGAGCAATGGGAAGCAGCTCGCAAGCAACATCAAGCGGAAACAAGCAAAGCCGCACAAGAGCGCTTGACCGAGACCAAAGTTGATGAACTAGCCCAGTTTAACGCTGATGACCTCCGCATGGCTAAAGCATTGCGAGGAAGGGCCGCTATGCTCATGCAGAACGATAAGACGCTCACAGCGGCTGAATTGCGCTCTGTAGCGACTACGGCTGCTGAAGCGCAGAAGATCGGGCGGCTTGCGCTGGGTGCTGAAACTGCTCGCACTGTAAACGAGAATCGGGAACTCAAGCCGATTGAGGATGAGGACTGGCTTTGACCTTTACGCCAAGCCAGCAAGCGTTCGTCTACAGCAATGAGACATTCCCGGCTTTCGTTGGCGGGTTCGGCTCTGGCAAGACTGCTGCTGGCATTGCGCGACTAATGCGGCTCAAGCGATACTGTCCCGGCCAAGACGTTGCTTATTACCTGCCAACCTATCCGCTGATCGAGGATATTGCGTTCCAGCGATTCCCTGCGCTGTTTGAACGCCACGGGATCGGCTACAAGCTAAACCAGCAGAAGGCGGTAATGGAGACTGATCTGGGCCGCATCATCTTCCGCAACATGGAGCAGCCAGACCGCATTGTCGGTTACGAGGTAGCGCACAGCATGGTTGATGAACTAGACACGCTGCCGATTGATAAGGCTCGCTCTGTCTGGAACAAGATCATCGCCCGCAACAGGCAGAAGGCTGTCACGGTAAAGGGCAAGCCTGTTCGCAACACTGTTGGCGTTGTGACCACGCCCGAAGGCTTCCGCTTTGTCTATGAGCGATGGGTAAAGAACCACGCACCCGGCTATGCGCTCTATAAGGCTAAGACTTCGGACAACGCCGCCAACCTGCCGATTGATTACATCGAGAACCTCCGTAACACCTACAGCAGCAGTCTGCTCGCAGCTTACCTAGAGGGCGAGTTTGTTAACCTGACGGCTGGCAGCGTGTATGCCGAGTTTGATAGGCACCTCAATGGAACAGATGCCACGATCAATGCGGGCGAGCCATTGCACATTGGTATGGACTTCAACGTCAACAACATGAGCGCAGTTGTCTGCGTAATCCGTGAAGGCGACCCATTTGCGCTGGAGGAGATAACGCAGGTGCGCGACACTCCGGCCATCATTGAGGTTATCCGCTCGCGCTATCCCGGCCATAGCATCACAATCTACCCTGATGCCTCTGGAGGGGCCACTAAGAGCGTGAACGCGAGCCTGTCGGACCTGACCTTGCTTAGAGCTGCCAACTTCGCTGTGCTGGCTCCTAACCGCAATCCATCGGTCAAAGACCGCATCATGGCGATGAACCAATTAATCCATAACCAAGGCAAGCGTAGACTAAAGGTTCACTTCGACCGCTGCCCGACACTAATTGAAGGGCTGGAGCGACAAGCATACGGCAAGAACGGTGAGCCTGATAAGACTGCTGGCCTAGACCATTTGAATGATGCCATTGGGTATTTCATAAACTATAAGTTTGGACTAAACCGCTCCACGGTGACATTGCATCGGCTTTCTGGTATCTAGGGCCTGACCGAGAAAAGGGCTGCCCATGTCTGTTTCAAATACTCATAAGCAATTCGACGAAGCCCGCTGGAAGTGGAAGCGTTGCCGGGACATTATCGCTGGCAAGGATGCGATGATTCAATCGGGCCGTTCACGCGAGCGTTATGTTGGTTCGCTGTATGATCCAGTATGGACAACCGACCTTTATCTGCCGCGCCTACAGAACCAGACGGATGGCGAATATCTTAGCTATGCGGATCGGGCTGCGTTCTTCAATGCTACCAGCCGCACACTTGATGCGATGACCGGCCTGATCTTTGCTAAAGACCCGACCGTTTACCTTCCTGCTGGCATTGAGCGGTTCGCTGATGATATTACGCTGACTGGCACTAACTTGCGCGAGTTTGCGGAGCAGGTGGTAGAGCAGCAGATTGCAGTTGGTCGCGTTGCCATTCTGGTAGACTATCCTGAGGGCATTCCCGCTGGCCTGAGCGTAGCAGAGGTGGAGCGGCTAAACATCCGCCCGTTCCTGCGCTCATACAAGGCTGAGAACATCATCAACTGGCGGACCACTAACATCGGTGGCCGCGAGGTTCTGACGATGGTGGTGCTGCTTGAGAACATTGAGCGCATCACAGAGGAGTTTGTTAGCGAGGAGGTGGTTCAATATCGCGTCCTGTCGCTGTCGCCTGAAGGCTACCGGGTGCGGGTGTTCAATGCTGAGGGCGATCTGGCAAGCGACATTATCCCGCGCCGCAGTGGTGGCCCGCTGTCATATATCCCGATCACAATTCTAGGTGCCAATAGCTGCGCTCCTGAAGTGCAGAAGCCACCTTTGCTTGATCTGGTGGACTGCAACATTGCCCATTACCGCAACAGTGCGGACTATGAGCATGGCCTGCACTTCACTGGCCTACCGACCCCATACGTTAGCGGTGTGCAGCTTGCTGAGGGCCAGAGCCTGTCGCTCGGTTCAACGCAGGCATGGGTATTCCCTGACCCTGCCGCTAGTGCTGGTTTCATGGAGTTTAAGGGCGAGGGCCTGAATACCATCCGCGAAGCCATGAAGGACAAAGAGCATCGGATGGCGGTGCTTGGTGCGCGTATGCTGGCAGACGATAAGAAAACGGCTGAGGCATTTGGCACGATTGAACTAAAGACCGCAGGTGAGCGTTCGGCTCTGGCAAGCGTTGCTCGTGCTGCCTCTGATGGCATTACCCGCTGCCTTAATTGGATGGCTGAATGGGTTAACGCTCCGCCTGAAGCCTCGTTTACGCTTAACACGGACTTCGGTGCAGCCCGTATGCAGCCGCAGATGATTACGTCTTTGGTGGGCGGCTATCAGACAGGCGCAATTCCGTTGCAGGTTCTGTTCGACAACTTCCAGCGCGGCGAGATCGTTGCTCCCGATATGGACTTTGAGGAATACGAAGCGCAGCTTGCCGATGAGGGGCCAGACCTGAACATGACACCGCCTGCGCCTGATATGGAACCAGAGGACGCGACTAGCTTTGTGCAGGGGCTTAGGGATCGGCTCGGCCTCTAATGGCTATCCGGGACGAGATCATAACCACGCTGGTCGAAGGACTAGCTGGCCTTCAACGGCGCGTTAACGAGGTTGAAGCGCTGCGTCCTATTCCCGGACGACAAGGGGAGCAAGGTGAGCAAGGCCCGCCACCTACTGACGAGCAGATCAGGCAAGCGGCTACAGACTGGCTCGCAAGCAACATTACGCAGCCCGCTGATGGCAAGGATGGTGCAGACGGGCGGGATGGGTTAGACGGTAAAGACGGTGCTGATGGGCGAGCGCCTACAGATGAGGAGATAAGTCTTGCAGTCGAAACTTGGATGGAGATCAATCGCGTTGCATTGCGCGGACCTGCTGGAAAAGATGGTCTCGCTGGTGGCAGCGGTGATACTGGGCCTGCTGGTCCTATCGGCCCTCGTGGTGACATTGGTCCTATTGGCCCCGCTGGTCCCGCTGGCGTTGGTATCGCACTGGTTGAGCAACGCAGCCCTGAAGCGTTTTGGATAACGCTAACAGACGGCCAAGAGTTTGAGATTACCCTACCTGAACCGCTCAAGGGTGGTGGCGGCTTTGCCAGCATTTACGACATTGACGCTTATTTCAATTCGCTTGCGTTTGATCTTACGCCTCGCACCAAAACTGGTGTTGGGGTTATGCAATGGAATATCGAGGACGGCACACTAGACCTTGGCCTGCTTGGCGGGAATGTCACGCTCCAGATCGGCCAAGAGACAGTGCATCGCGTGGTCAACAAGACTGGCGCGACCATCCTCAATGGGCAGGCTGTCTATGGCAAGGGCGCATCAGGACAGCGGCTGGAAGTCGCCTTGGCGATTGCTACCAGCGACATAACCAGCGCAGCGATTCTCGGTGTTGCGACTGAGGACATTCCTAATAACCAAAGCGGCTATGTGACCGCTGAGGGCTTGGTGCGCGGATTGGACACGCATAGTTGGGCAGACGGCGCTCCGCTTTATCTCTCGCCTGTAACACCCGGCCTTTTGACAACGACCAAACCAGCCGCTCCAGATCACCTAGTCTTTATGGGTTTTGTGATTAAGGGCGGAAGTGTTGGCGCTGGCACGATCTTCATGAAGCCACAGAACGGCTATGAATTAGATGAATTGCACAATGTCCTGATCACCTCAGTCGCCAATGGTGACCTTTTGCTTTATGATGGCGTTGTTGGTGTTTGGAAGAATACAGGCGTTCTTGATTTAGGTTCGTATTAACTGCCCGCTATATAGCAAAGAGAGGCAAGCCACATGGCACTGTTGAAGTTTAAGCGTTCTGGCACACCTGCCAAGGTTCCCACTATTGCGGACCTTGAACTAGGCGAACTTGCTCTCAATACCTTTGACGGCAAGATTTACATGAAGAAGGATGATGGCACTGAGGCTGTTGTCGAGATCGGTGCTGGTGGAGGTGGTGGCGGCTCAGGAACAGTCACGAGCGTTGCGGCTACTGTGCCAACTGGCTTCTCGATTAGCGGCTCTCCAATCACCACAAGCGGCACGTTGGCAATTAGCTTTAGTGGCGGCTACTCTTTGCCTACTACCGCATCGCAGACCAACTGGGACACAGCCTATACTGACCGCCTCAAGTGGGATGGTGGCGCTACTGGCCTGACCGCATCGACCGGGCGCACATCGCTTGGTGCGACTACTGTTGGCGCTAACGTATTCACGCTGACCAATCCCAGCGCAATTACCTTTCCGCGATTCAATGCAGATAACACTGTGAGCGCGCTATCGGCTGCTGACTTCCGCACAGCCATTGGTGCTGATGGTGGCGGCTCTACTGGCCTGCAAGATACCTTTATGTTGATGGGAGCCTGACATGGCGACAGCTTACAAGACACTCGGTCAATCGGCTCCTGCT